TCGGACGATGGCGCCGCCGTCGGGCGTGTCGATCACGTCCTCGTCGTCGGCCTCGCCCAGATCAACCATCTCGGTCTCGGGCAGATCGTCATCGTCTTCCATGCCCGCTCCTATGCAGCGTACGGATTGGCAACCGGCTTGGGCGGAGGCCCAGACGGTTCATCTTTTTTGGCTTGTACCGCATCCAATAGGCGCTTGTCCATCATCAGCCTGAGAGCCTGACTGGTGCTGTCCACGAAATCATCGTGCTTGATGCTGCCGGGCCCGGTGTAGCTGCACAGCTGGTGCAGCAGCGGGTCGACCCAGTTGCGCGGCTGGCCCGGATGTTTGGCGCTCTCGGGCAGCCACACCATCTTGCGCGCGAAGATCGGGCTGACGATGTGCAGGCGGGTCAGCTTGTCGGCGCGGCCGGGGTTGTAGGCGTAGGCCTCGATGCCCTCGCGCTCCAGCATCTGGCGCAGGCTGATGCCTGAGCCCTTGTCCTCGATCAGCAGGATGTCGGGCTTGCGGCCGGACGTGGTCGGCTTGCCGCTGCCGAACAGCGGCTTGATCAGCGCCGTGTCGTCGTCGTCACCGTATGCAGTGTTGAGTTCACGACGTACCTTGCGCAGCAGATCCGGGAGCCCCAATCGCTCCTCCCAGCAATCGAGCAGGAGTACATTATTTCGCTTCTCGTGGTGGAACACGCCCCAGACGGTGCAGGCTGTCGGGTCAGCATCGCCCGATCGCTTGTCGGTGGTGGCCTCGGTGAACGCCGTGTCGAGCGACATGACCACGAGGTCGAAGCGCGGCAGCGGCTTGTCGTGCGGCCACAGCCTGAACTGCGATCGCTTGATGATACCGCTCTCTTCTGGATCCAAGAGCTCGCCGTGTAACTCTTGTCGGCCGAGCGTGGTTTGCTCGTACTGGGCCAGCTGGTCGAAGAAGCTGGGGGGCAGGTTTGCCTTGTTGTCGTACGTGGAGCCCGTGACGATCACGCGGCCGGGCTTCTTGGCCACGAGCTTGCGTACAAGCTCCTTCGGCTTGGGCGTTGTCGTCCACAGCACCTGCGGCCGCTCGCCCAACCGCAGGCCCATCATGGCCATATCCCAGACGTCGTCGTATATCCACGCCGCCAGTTCGTCTGCCCATATGCGACAATGCTGGGGGCCCCGCAAACGCTCTGGACGCTCGGCAGTGAAGCCTCGGATCGAGCTGACGCCGCCGGTGACGTTGTACATCTCGATGACGAGGTCGGTTCTGTTGTAGTTTTTGATCAGCTCAGGCGGAATAACGTCGAGCAGTCCGTTCTCGAAGCAAGTGAATTTCACGTCCTGATAGGTGGGTGCTATGACCGCGCTGTCGAAGCCTGACGGGTCGAGATAGACCTGACGCGCGACCCATTCGCTTCCCACTCTGGTCTTACCGTATCCGCGCCCTGCCAGGTAGCCCATTTCCACGAACCCGCCCGGAGACACCAGCTCGGGTATCTGATTGGCGCGCGCCGTCTGCGCCCAGCGGTTCTGCCACAGGGCGAAGGCCTGCTGCTGGGGCGTCAGCGTCTGGAGGATGGCTGCGGCCGTCACTTGGCCCGATCGGCGGCCTGCTTCAGCAGCACCTCGGTCAGCTCGCGCATGGCGTCAGGCGCTGCGCCCACCGCCTCAGTTTTGATCGCGCCACCGTCAGGGCCGCTGATCTCGGTCTGCTGCTTGCTGCCGTACTTCTTCGGGTTCCAGCACGCCAGCAGCTTGAGGCGCGTATCGACCTGCGCCCTGCGCCACTGGACGTGGCCCGGATCGACGCGACCCTCGACGCGCGCCGGCTCCTCGTCGATCAGGGCGAGGGCCTGCTCCGCCAGTGCGTCGCCGCCAACGTCGCGCGCCTGCGCGTACGCGACCGCCAACGCTTCGTCTGCGGCAACCCATTTGCCCCAGTTCACAGGATGGAAATCCAACTCGCGTCCAAGCGCCGCCAGCGTCTCGCCGTGCGCGATGCGCGTCAGCACCTGCTCAATCAGCTCAGGGTTCTTCTTCGCCGGGTACGGCATCTGCATGCTCCGCTTCGTGGCAGGACTACCAGCCACCCACAGATAACACCCAGCCGGGCGAACGACAAGGGGCGGCATTGTGGCCGCCCCCTGCTGATCAGAGCTTGGCGTAAGCCGCCGCGCTGGTGAACTTGCCGTTGACGTAGATGCGAGCGGGGAACTGATTGAACAGCGTGCCCTTCGGCGAGACGTTGACGATGCGATCCTGCTCGATGCAGATCGAGCGGTCGTTCTTGATGCCGACGATGCGGAAGCGAGCGCCGTCCAGAGCCCGCACTTCAGCGTCGATCAGATCGCCGATCTTCTGGTCGATCTTGGCGGCCCACGCTTCGATGGTGGCGGCGGCGTAGGCAGCGGCGGCGGCCTCAAGGCGGTCGGCGCGAATTTCGCCAGTGTAGCGGTCGAACAGGCCGGCCACGGCTTCGTAGGACTTGTACTGGCCGCTGTTGCCGATGCCGCGCAGGCCGAGGCCGAACTGCTCGATCAAGCGCTCGATGCGGCGGGTGGCGAAGCTGGTGAACTGATCGGCCAGTTCGGGGGCGAAGGCTTCGAGGGCGGGGCGGATGGTCATCGGGTGTCTCCTTGGTTGCTGATGACCCTCCATCTCACATGCAACGCACCGTTGCAAGCACTTTTTTACGAGGCGCTGCAGCATCTGCAGCACGACGCATCACGCTGCATCTTTAGCTTCCGGGGCTGGTCATCACACCATGGATTTTTACAGCGCAGCACAGCATCTGCTCGGTGCAGCATTTGCAGCAGTGGGGGGCACCCCCTACGGGGGTGTACCCCCTTGGTGCTGCAGAAATGCTGCATTACCCGACCTGCACCATTTGCAGCATGATGCATCACGCTGCACCGTGCTGCTAATGCTGCATGCTGCAGCACGTGTAAAAAAGTGCTCATGCTGCAAAAATAGGTGTTGCAACGCCACGTTGGATATGAGAGAAGAGGTCATCAGCAACGACCAACCGGAGACACCGACATGATGACCAGAACCCTCAAGCGCCACGCCAACCCCGGCGAGTATGTCACTCGCGACGGCTGGCGCATCTACCGCAGCGTGGACACTGGCCGCTGGGTCATCGTCAACCCTGAGACTGGCGGCGACTTCGACAGCGCCGACACGCTGCGCGAGATCCGCGACCTCTACGCCTGACCCCATCAGCAGCAGGAGACACCGCCATGACCACCTACCGCAACATCGACGCCGACAAGGCCCACCGCAGCTTCACGCGCCTCAAGGGCCGGCAGGTGCGTATCCTGCAGCGCCACCTGCTCGCGGCCGTTGACCGCGTCATGACCGCCCGCGCCTTCTTCGACCACTGCGGCGACAAGACCCTGCTGCTCCGCAGCCTGTCCGAGGTCTACGCCCTCAACGCCGTGAAGCGTGAGCTGCAGGCGGAGGGCTACTGACATGACCCGCCCCGGCCGTCTGCTTACCACCTTCATGGATGTCAGCCGGAGGGGGCCCAAAGAGGTTGAAGGATGGGATGCGGCGCAGCTCCGCGATAGGCTCAACTTGGCGGCGCGCCGTGGCGTCAAGTTCATAAGCCCGCAGGGTGTTAAAGTGGACATGAGCAAACCGACGACGCTGTCGGACTTGCGGCCGCCATACCCGGTCACGGTGCTCGAGGGTGAGCTGTTGGAGATGGAGGGTGCCTCCGCGCTGATCATCGCGCGCGACACCGGCGAGCATGTCGAGCTTAACTTCGTCTGCCGCCTGAACGAGCACGCGCGGGAGGTGTTTACGGAGTTTGAGGAGTGGATCTGCGCCCCGTTCACCTGCCGCTTCCGGTACAGCGACGCGTCGATTTACGACCCCTACGAAATGGATATAAATCCCTTTAAGCGGGGCTACACGTGGGGCAAGCACAGCACTTACGGCAACGGCCACAGGCCGCTCCTGCGCTTCTACTTCACTGTGTGCCAGATCTTGGCCAACCACGATGTGGAGACAACGGACGTGCTGCCTGACGCCAAGGAGGCACGCTCGCGGCGCATCAGGGACAAGGCCCCGCTCTTCACGTACAAGACGCTGACAATCGGCGCGCCCAAGACGCGGCCAGCCGGCAAGGGCGGGGGCACGCACGCGTCGCCGCGAGCCCACCTGCGCCGGGGCTTTCACCGAACCAGCAAGAAGGGCGTGCGCCACTGGGTGCAGGCGACGGTGGTCAAGGGCGACACACCCGGCCTCGTCCACAAAGACTATAAAATTGAACAGCGAAAGGAGACGACCAATGACTAACCGCATAGCCATCATTATCATTTGCACCCTCGGCGTCGTCCTCGGCCTGACCCTGTGGGTGTGCGCGTGGGAAAAGAAGGCCCGCCAGCGCGCCGAGGCTTACTGTCAGGACCACCAGATGATGCTGGTGGACACGCCCGCAGGTGAGCGCTGCGCCCCCCTCTGGGCATTGGAAAGGACATCACGATGACGAGCAACAACTGGCTGGCTTTAGCCATCCTCGCCCTCATGGGCACGGCCGCCTACATCATCATCCGGCAGCCGCCCATCACCCTCGACGACCTTGATGACACAGACTGGTAAAGATCATGACATACGTTAACCCCGATCCCAAAACGACGAAGGGCGACATCGATTTCCACGTCAATCTCGATGACGTTGAGACGCTCATCAACAAAGCCGTCTCGCGGTGGCTGCGTAAGCAGCGCCTCGAAATCTACCTCATGGACGGCCACATCGTCGTCTTCCTTGAGGACGCCTTCGCCGACGACGGCGAGCATTACACCTACCGCATACCCTACGCCGAGTTCTTTGATGAGCGTAATGAGGAGCCGCCGGACCTTCGGGACTTTCTTCTGCTCGGACTGAAGATCTACCGCAAGCGGTACGGCCACGACCCCGAAGAGGATGACGCATGACCCGCAAACCCATCATCCACAATCGTCGCTTCTGGTGGCTGTACCCCGAGACGGGACGCATGGAGCGCATCTACGCCAACGAGCGGCTCAGGAGCCAAATCTCGCAGCACGCAGCCGTAGAGGCGCGCGTGGCCAAGGAGGAGGCACCGCCGCGTCGCACCCACAACCCGCCCCGGCCGCCCGGCACCATGCCGACGCTGCCGTCCGACAGCCGCGACATCGGCAACCGGACGCTCAGCGAGCTGGCCCACGACTACGGCTGGGGCTCAGTGGCGCGCTGCACGGCGGCGCTGAAGGCGCAACGCCCGACTGTCTATGAGGCTGCCCGCGCCAACGGCCGGGCACGGGGTCGTGCTAATTTGACGCGAGAGCCATTGCAAGCCGCCATTGCATCTGTCACACTATCCTACTCAGCCACAGGAGAGACCAATGAGCATCAGTGAAATCATCAACCCGTGGGGCGCACTGCGCGAGGCTCGCTGGCTCTCCGCCAGCCAGCAGCGCGAGATCGAGGCCCTGTACGTCAAGCTCGGCGAGGCCGAGACTAAAGCCTCCGAGGCCGCGACCAACGAATTGGTCATCCGCGTCCTGCGCTCCAAGCTCGAACGACTGGAGGACACCCTCAAACAGGCGCACTTCCGCGACCCCAAGACTGGCCGCTTCGGGGCCAAGGGCGTGCGGAAATGATCGCCGAGGCACTCGACCTCTTCGCCCAGCGCGACCGGCTGGAGGCCGAGCTGGCCGTCGTAAACGACCGGCTGGCCAAGCTCAAATCGCAGTACATGGAGAAGACGCGCCTCTTCGGCATTCGAGACGAGCGCTTCCGCCACGAGATCAGTAGAGAAAACGCATGACCCGCATTGACGCCATCAACCTCGCCATCAGCAAGGGCGGCGGCATTGTGCGTTTTGCCCGCAGCATGGGCGTGTCGCATCAGGCCGTGTACGCATGGAAGCGGCGCGGCTGGGTGCCGGTGGACAAGGCCGTCGTGATCGAGGGGGCTTACGGCATCCCGCGCGATGATCTGATGAGCCCTGACCTCGTCCGCGCGCTCGCCGTACCGAGTGCAAGCGCCGACCTGCTGTAAACTTCCGTGGAGGACGACGACATGGCGAGCGTCAGGGCAATTGCGCCCAAAATCCGCGCCCTTGAGGTGCCGGAGGAACTGCGGATGGTGCCGGCATGGCTCATCTGGCGCTTCGAACAATACCCCAACGAATCCAAGCCGCGCAAAGTCCCGTACTGGACCGACGGCACGATCCGCCACGGTCAGCAGGGCTCGCCGACCGACCGCGCACGCCTGACCACGTTCCCCGCAGCGCGCGATGCGGCTGCGCGCATGGGCTATGACGGCGTGGGCTTCGCCCCGATGCCAGACTTCGGCTACACGTTTCTGGACTTCGACAACTGCGTTGGCCCGAGCGGCGAGATACCCACTGAGATCGAGCAAATCGTCGCCCGGACGTATGCCGAGTTCAGCCCGAGCGGCAAGGGCATCCGCGCCGCGTTGAAGGGCAATCTGGGCAACCACAAGAGCAAGGCAGCGCCCGACCGCTACGGCTTTGAGACGTTCTCTACGTCAATGTTCGTGACGTTCACCGGCAATATCCTCCCCGCCTGTGAGATGATCGGCCTTGAGAACACGGTGGCCGAGGTGGACCAGCACGTCATCGACCTGTGCAACCGCCGCTTCGGTGGCTCCCTCACCAACAACGTCGTTGACCCCGACGACTTTATGGCCGGCCGCGAGCCTCGGCTGGGCCTGACGATCAACGAGATGGAGGCGCTGGTCAACAGCCTCGACCCGAGCATGGGTCGCGCGGACTGGATCCGCGTCGGCATGGCGCTGAAGCATGAGACGGACGGCGGTGACGACGGCTTCGAAATCTGGGACGAGTGGTCACAGGACGGGGACACGTACCCCGGCACCGAGGCTCTGCGCTACCAGTGGGAGAGCTTCCGAGCTGCACCGGGCAAGCGGCAGACTACCATGGCCTCGGTGATCAAGATGGCGAAGGAGGCCAACCGCCCTACTGAGGCAGCCAGCCGCGAAGAGGTGCTCGCCAAGGCCGAGGCGATCATGGCTGAGCTGCCAGCAAAGAGCGTGGGCCGCTTCGGCCCGGTGCCGATTTACGACTTGACCCAGCGCGAGCCGATGGGCTGGTTGATCAAGGGCGTGCTGCCCAAGGCGCGGCTTGGCGTCCTGTTCGGCGCGTCAGGCAGCGGCAAGACCTTTGTCGCTCTCGATCTCGCCTTCTCAGTCGCGCGCGGCATTGCGTGGCGCACCCGGCGCACGATGAAGGCGCGGGTGGTGATCATCGCCGCAGAAGGCGGCTCCGGTCTGGGCAAGCGCGGGCAGGCCTACGCCCAGCACCACGGGTTCGACCTGCGGACCGTGCACGACCTGCACATCATCACGGCCGCGCCGAACTTTCTGGACGG